TATTCAAGGATAAATATTATATCCAGAACGCTGATGTATATAAGTGCACTAGGGATAGCGGAACTCCTCTTAGTCATAATCTAAAGGACTTAGTAGGGTTGTATGTTGAGGTTGTACAGGGCTAGTCGTATCTACCCCCCCCCCCTATATTTGGCTTGTGATATGATACAAGTTATTTTTGGCATAATAAAATGACATTTGTAAATATATTTAAGTATGGCATCACAAAAATTCGGTTTCGTAACCGTCGACCCTGTATCAGGATCAGGAAATCAGGCGGTTAATTTCTCCGGTGAGAAACACACCGGTCGTCTTCAACGCACTATCAACCTTACGGTCACCGCGAACGGCGGGGCTAAGAAGGCGTTGGTAGTTAATCAGGTAGCGGCTGCTGAGGTGGTAAGATCAGACAGCCCTAACGCTTCCGTACAAAAGACAGGTGGTAATGTTACCATCACCGGTAAGTCTAACAGTACTGAGCTTACGTTCGAGGTCACGCCGGCTGAGGAGAACGGGCTTACGTTACAACTCCCGGCTAACTACATGGCGGCTGGAAAGACTACGGCTAACGGAGCGATTATCGCCGACGATCCCGGATCCGCTGGCGAGTTCGTTTGGAGCATCACGATCTCGAACGTACCGGCCAACGTCACGATCGAGGAACTGACAGCTACATTGAAGGTAACTGCCGCTGGTGGCCAGACAGCCAATGTGACGGTAACGCAAGCCGCTGGAGACTCTACTATCGAGCTTGACAAGGAGATTATTAACTTGGATGTAAATGGTACTCAACAGACGGTTAACGTAACATCTAATGACAGCTGGACATGGGCGCAAGCTGCGGCTAGAACCGTATTGAGAATGATGGGACGATAATCAGTTTCTTTTCTCTTACTCAGACCCCGATCGACTAAAGCCGGTTGGGGTTTATTTGTTTTGCTATCTTTGCAATAGAACAAAAATAATACAACTATGGCTAATGATTTGAATATTAATTGGAAGGACGGGGTAGGCGAGGTAACGGACCAGCCTCTGACCGTCAGTCCGGGGTCCGGGGCCGGAAGCGCCCCCGTTTCCTTTGGTTCGGTGATGAACAACGGTCTTGATCGGACTCTTGAGCTGGAGATAACAACTCCAAAAGGTATTAAGAAGACGCTCACGGTGAATCAGGAGGGATGCCGGCAGGCTTATATTACGAGTGACGGCAAACGATGGCTGACTAGCGACAATCGGGTGTATGGGGTTTTGAAAAGCGATGCTCCGTGCGAATGCATAGGTGATTGTCCTTGATATTTTGTTTTTACGAATTTTGTAATTACATTTGTGGCGCATATCCATCACCATGCTTTTCGTCGCTAATTTATTATAAGGGATACCGGTCTGTGATGGGATCGGCATCCCTCTGTTTTTTAATATGGAGAAGATAAATGTTTTCGATGTTCAGGTTCCTGATGGGAGACAAATCCGTTGTATGTCGTATAATAAGGTTACTTATTTTGATCTTGACGATATATGTAAGTTATGTTTTGACTCATACGATCTACATGATGTGGCTGACACTAAGGTAATGAGTGAGTTCCTGCACCGAGAGGGTGGTCGTTATTGGACTACGATAGATGGCGTAAGGCAGTTGTATCGTAGGATTGAGTGTAAGATGTGTTTTGAGGTTATAGAAAAATTAAAGGGATTATGAGAGAAAAGAAATTTGATTTCGTGATATATCCGTTGGATTTGATTATCACGGTTGGATTAGATTATAAGACGTTGTGTGATCGTTTCGAGAATATGGAACCTGAACACGAGGGGAAATGGGGAGATGAGGATGATATGGACAAGGAGGCGTCTTTCGCAAATTTGGTAAGGGATAGGGACGATGATGATAAATTTGCTATACTTTGGAATTTTTCGAGCGACGATGATTTAATAATGAGAAATATATGTCACGAGTCATTCCATATAGCAATGAGCGTATGCCAATTTTGCAACATGTCTCTTGGATTTAAGGTTGGAGAGGATGAACACGCAGCGTATATAGCCGGATTCGCTGGTGATTGCGTTAGTGAGTTCATCAATAGCAAGAATACGGATTAAGTCATAAATTCTATAAGGAATATAAGAATATCAGCCTCCGCTTATTTGTGGGGGCTTTTTGTTTATCTTTGTCAAAAACATGAAGTTATGTCGAGTTGCGTAATTAAAAGGAATAAGGAAGGTAAGATAACCCGTGTCTTGACCCCTTCCGGCGAGGTATCTACCTTGTTCGATAAGATAGCGGGTATAGCCTCCGTAAGTGACCTTAATAAGGCCGCTGAAGCTTATATGACTATTTATAACGATAAGTTCAGGTCCAAGTTTGGAGACTGGACGAGATCCGCACCAAGGAATAAGGAGGCGGCCAGATCCATAAGTGCCAGACTTAGCGCCAGCAAGTGGGGGCAACTTATGTCAGCCAAGGTCTTGTCCGCCATAAGCGATATGGATGCCCCGGCGTTGGCCAGAAGCCTTGGGAATAGCGACAATGTCGTGGCTTATCTTACCTCCGGAGAGGTAGGTGATGTCAATGATATGGCTGTGGTAGATACATCTACGGTACAGGAGGTGGATCTGGATTCCATAAACGAGGATAATATTGGCGATACGATACTGAAAGAGGCGTCATGGGATGATATAAGGGCTATCAGGGAGAATATAGATATTAAGGAGACAGCCCGTATGTTATGGAAGGCCGTGGAAAGCGCTTTTACCGGTCAACGACCTAATATCAGGGTGAAGGGCGGAAATATAGATGGGGAGATTATATTCTCCGGGAATGTCTTGCCGTTAAACGATATTGAAGATTATACGCCCCCATCTTCAAGATTGGTGTATGATTCCGGTGAGCCTCGCCTGTTCTTTAAATCGGATGACGGCAAGATACATGACTCTTACGCCAACGCCATAAAAGGCTCGTCCGGCGGGCGGATCGAGGCCGGGTTCTTGGCCGGCAGTGTCGAGGAGAGCGACGTCCCGTCCGGCACGGCTGACATCTCCTTTGGCTTGTCCTCCATAACCCTTAACAACAGTGATTCGTTCATCCCGGTCCTTGGCATCAGCTCAGATTCTAATATAAGTACCCGCGGAGGGTTTGTCAATTACCTTATCAAGAAAGGTCTGTTGAGCGGGGAGCGTATAAGGTTAGGGGATAGGTATTATCTTACCGGAGCCGGCAACTCTGATGGTCTTAAGATCTATAACGCTATGGACGCCTTGTCTAGACTAAGGAACAGGTTTGGTAGTATGTCTTCTGAGATGAACGTATTAGGCTCCATCGGTTTTGATACGGAGGTAAATAACGATCTTGATCTTATCACGACATCAGGGGAGAAGGTTACGGTAAGCAGATCGGAGATAAAGGGCATGTTAAGGCAAGGTAAGTTTGAGGAGCTTAATAATAAGTATGATGGGTTCATGGAGCTAGCCTTGTCGTTGATGATGGAGGATAACGCCTTGTACGGAAGTAATGTCCGTGGGGTTATTGAGAATGAGAAGGCGGAGGATCTTCAGAACAGGACTGATATCACCAACATCTTATCCACGTTAGGTATCCGTGTGATGGGTATGTCCGAATATATGGATAAGTATAAGATGCGTAATGGTGTCGAGCCTTCGGCTAGGGCCTTATCCGATATGGCTAATGGGGTTATTGCCCTGGCTGAGGGAGCTACGGTAGAGGATCTTAATGAGGAGGTGGCTCACTTCTTGATCGATACTTATCGTAATCAGCAGGAGATTGACGAGGTTCTGGACTCTGTTGTCGACACGCCATTATGGAATCAATTCGCCGGTCGTTACTATGAGGTGTATGGGAAGGAATACCAAGGGGAGGAACTGGATCGGATGGTGAAGCGGGAGATCCTAGGTAAGACGTTGGCCCAGCGGTTCGTTCCGGGCATGGAACAGGCGGTAGAGGATCTGACCTCGTCTGAGGACGTCCAGCTCTCCTTGTTTGGCAGGATGGTACGAGCCATACGTAATTTCTTCACCAGCCAAAGATCAGACTTGAATAAGGTTCTTGATAGGATAAAGGAGTCGGCGTTAGCTGATGATCCAAGCGCATTTGACGTGCTTCTGTTAAAGGATAGCGACCATCTCATGTACTCATTATCGGATGTTGACGTGGCTAATAAGTTGATCAAGAACGGGAGGTCATTGGAGAGGCTATACACTAGGTTACAGAGGATGAGGTCAAGCCAGAGCCAGAGGATCGGGGAAAGCATCTCCCTTCTACGTGATATAGGCGAGAAGGTAAGACAAGCCGGGGGTGAGCTAAATAAGAATAACAACCTATTATCCACCAAGAGCGTCATAGCGACCGCCAAGGCTGAGGTGGAGTATTTGGTCACTGTCGCCAGTAGCCTACGTAAGAGCGGAAAAGGATTGGATTATGAGACGATACAGGTTATCGATAACGTATATGGGGAGATAGTTCCTCTGATCAGGAACCTTCGTGGATTCGTCAATAATCAGGCGGCTGATTATTATGGCAGCAATAAGGTTGGCATGGTAGAGGATATGGATGATATATTACGTATGGCTGAGACATCCATGTCTGATATAAATGCTCTTCGAAGTGATCGTAATGAGGACTGGCTGGATGGACAGCTCAGGATGTTTAATATCTCGGAAAGATATTGGAATGGGATAAAGAAGTTGATAAATAACATCCATAAGGATATCAATGTCATGTCCCGGTTCTTTGGCACGCTGGAGCATAGTGGTAACGCTATTTTAGGTATGTTAGGCCAACGTCTAGCCAAGGCCCATAATGAAGCCCATACCGAAGGTATATCTAATATCAATAAGATGACTAGGATGATGAAAGAGCGTGGATGGGGGATAAAGGATAATGAGGATCTTATACAGAAGATAAACGGTAAGAACTCTGATTACCTTGATTCGTCCCGTGATTTCGCCAAATACGATTTACTATACAGGACCGAGCAGGCTAAGGCTATTATCGATATATATGATCTTAAAAATGTCATGGGTAAGACCGAGAAACAACTTATCGATCTTCTTCTATCCGATAGAGGCCTTAAGGTGAAGACCCGTGACGACATAGTAGGATATGACGGGGATAAGCCTATTACGAAGGAGGTATATCATGTATTCAAACCTACCATCCAGAATTTTGATATCTCGGACATGACGTTCGAGGATCAGCAACGATATCTCGACGCGATAAATAGGTGGTTGGATGAGAACCGAGAGAAACCTATGGTGCAGGCTTATTACGATAAGATCGAGAAAGTTAATAAGAAGGTCGATGAAAGACTGGGTCGTAGGGTATCGCAAGCCACGTCCGATTTCATGACCCGTATCCGCAGGAGCCGGTATGTGGCTATGGATAAGTTCGTGAGGAACGGGAAGGTCGATTGGAAGGCGTTTCAATCCGATCCTATAGCTTGGAGATCTTATCTGGATATTTTACGTGACAGGGCTATAGCTAAGAGCGAGTGGTATTCCGATGGGACACCAAAGAAAGAGGGATCCGAGGCTCTGATGATGTCCGAGGAGATCAAGGCATGGGACGAGGCGTGGGCCGAGGAGTTCGGGAATACCAACGAGGGTCGTAAGGCTTCCGCCGAGTTCAAGGAGATACTTCGTGGGATAGAGCGGTCCGAGGGCGGCAAGGCTGCGTTTGAGTTCCTGCTAGCTGGCGGTCATCTTGGTTTCTCCAAGGATATGTGGGGATCCGAGGAGGGTGATTATTACGAGAATCTTGTTGATAAGATCACGGAGCAATCTGTATCATCATCAAGAATAGAGAAGGTAGAGGAGGCGATGGCGACAATAAACGAGATCAATGACCAGCTAAGGCCTTTGCTTATCCAGTACCGGGATAGCACGAGATACGGGGAATATGATTTCGATAGGTTACGTGGATCCGCCTCGTTAAGGAAAATAAACGAGCTATATGATCGTCTGGCTGAGGCTAAGAGCGTTATTAACGCCGCCGCTTCCGCTGAGGATATTGAGATGGATATGCCTGATACGGTGGAGAGTGTAGTCACGGATTCTTACCGTAACGCTTTAAGGGATGCCATGGCATACGACAAGGGTATGGATGAGATTAAATTCGCCAAGGAACATATGTCTGCCCGCTCCCGGAGTCAGGTGGATAGGATGGCCGCTAAGCTATCTAGGAAGAACCCGTCATGGACGACCGTGGAGGTATCGTTTTTGAGAAGGAAATACGGTCCTGACTTCAATAATAAGCTAGCTAACGACATAGCGATGGGTAAGACTAATGAGGTTCTTGTTGAGTACGCCAGAACCCGGTTGTATCCTTATATGAGGAAATACTCTCCCAAGGGATATTCTGATTTCGTCAGGAAGATAAATAACGGTACGTATAAGGTATCCGAGTTCTTTGATGCCATGGAAAATGGTATATCCAAGGAAGAGAGCGTATACCGTTTCGGGTTCGATATTAATATGATCGACCTGACGATCAACAACCAGTGGCTTGATGAGGCCGACGCCGAGAGTTCTTTCCGTAATCCTAATTATAATCCCGATCTGGGTTATGGGTATCATACGCCTAGGTTCGATAAGTACAAGAACGAGGCTTTTTTCAAGAAATACGGTATTACCAACGAGGGGGAGGAAGCTACGATCAATAAGGATAAGTGGGAGATGAGGAAGGAGCTGCTTAACATAAGCCGTAAGGCTATGGAGGATTATGACGAGCGGTTCAGGAACATCTACCAGATACCACAAATATCCAAGGGCGGCGTGGAGAGGATGGTGCAGGCCAGGGTTGACCCGAAGGCGGCCATCGGCAACGCCGTACGTGATATTGTTGGCGAGAGGGTGGATGACCCTACACATGGTCAAGGACAAGACCTTGGAGGGCTTGATGAGAATGATAATCGGTATAGGATGATTCCTAAATACTATCTCAGTAAGTTGGAGAACGCCGATGACGTATCCCATGACTTTGCCTACTCCTATTCCATGTTATCCTTACAAGCAGCCGCTTACAAGCATAAGAGAGCGGCTTTGGATGATGTCATGGGATACAGGAACATGATGCTGGAGACACAATACGACGGCGGTAAGAACCCGGAGGCAACGCATGCCTATAGGATGTTTCAAGATTGGGTTAACGCCAGCATCTATGATGTCAGGATAAACAATAAGCGAGCAGAATGGAATATAGGCAATTATAAGGTCGATCTTAATAAGCTGGCTCTTATGTTTACTAAGTTCGTATCCAAATCCAACCTAGGCTTCTCCCCATTCGTCGCGGCTACCGGCGCCCTTACCGGGCAGGCCAACTTCCTTTTGGAGGGTATGGTAGGGCAGTATATAAGCAAGGACTCCATGAAATACGCTTACGGAGAAGCTCAGAAACAGTTAAGTACGTACGTGTCTGAGATCGGGGATATAAATCGTACCAATAAGTTATATGTTGTCGGTGAGGCCCTAGGCGTATTCAACGTTCGTAACCGTGTAAGATCGGCGGCATATAACAAGATCTGGAGAACCTTATTCCGGGACCTGCCGTTTAAGATGATGGAGGTTCTTAACTCCCCGTTGGATCCGCAGGTTATTATCTCGGTGATGGATGACACTCGCCTGTATGAGGGTCAGTTCTGGTCATATTCTAATTTCAAGGAGATGATGATGAAGGACAGGAATATGTCCGCTAATGAGGCTAAACGTGATTGGGAGCGTTTAAGGGATTATTCCATATGGAACTTAGTAAATGTCAAGGACGGGAAGATCGTGGCTAAAAACGAAGCTAATAAGGATATTATAGACCGATACATACCTACATTGTCCAGCAGGGTCAGGAGTATGGTGCAGATATGCGACGGCGCCCTGAACGAGCAGAACCGGGTGGGGGCTAGCCGGAACGCGATCCTTAATATGGTGCTTCCTCATCGTGGATGGTTTATATTGGCCGTGCAGCGGGCGTATAAGAAAGCCGGTTTCAATTTCCAGACCAACCAGTTCGAGGAAGGATATATGAGGACATTATGGGGACTGGCCGGGGATGTTTACAATACTATGTCCGAAGGAAGGATGGGAGAGATATATGATGTGATGAAGGAGGAGTATAATAAGCTTAATCCTTATGAGCAGACCAACATCAAGCGATCGCTTGTTAATATGGCGGTATTCGCTACCATGATAGCCATAGGACGGGCGTTGATGGGATACAGGGAGGATAATGAGGATAGTTGGTTCGGGCAGTTCATTACCTATATAGGATTCAGGACGATCAATGAGATCGCTTCCCAGACATCCCCGTTCATGGAGCTTAACGCTATAGATATGTTACAAGACCCGCTGGTTACGGCCCGGAAGTTAGGTGATCTCACCGATCCTCGAAACTGGGATCCTTTCGCTACCGTCCAGACCGGCGTGTATAAGGGCGAGAGCAAGCTATGGAGGCAGCTCATGAAGTTCTCGTTTGGTAAGCAATGGTATAATATCAAGACGGCTAGGGATATTAAACAGACGTCCGACTACTGGTTGATGACCAACGGCATGACGATGGGATTCTTCTTAGGAGGCAGGGATAAGGATGAGTCCGGGGAGGACGCTAATTGGTATTTTGATAGAGGAAGATAGCTGATATAGTATGACAAGAAAAAAAATAGCCAGCAGATTGCTTAAAACAATCAGATTGGCTATTTTTGTATTCCCACCTATCCATCCCGGACGGATGGGAATAAATAATTATCAACTATGAATGCAAATGTAAGCATTTATCAAGATTCTGTGAAGGATAGTAGCGGAATTTTGACGTCTGAATCCAACGAAATGGGATTGTCTACCATTTTTAATTACAATGGAAATAATGTAGCTTTTATTAAGACCAGTTATGGTATTCTTATTAATGCCACTGATATGGCTCGCCCATATAATAAGAGACCTGTCGACTATTTAAGGCAAATGTATGTAAATGAATTAGTTAGTACAATTGTGAGCCAGACACACATATCTGATGATCAATTAGTTATAAAAATGAGAGGAAGCTCTGAAAACGGAGGAGGAACATGGTTGTATGAGGATGTGGCTATAGATCTCGCCCAATGGCTTGATGTTAAATTTAAGGTTTGGTGTAATTCTAAAATAAAGGAACTTCTTACTACAGGCTTGGTAAAGTTGCCAAATTTTAATAATCCTCCAGAAGCGGCAAGAGCATGGGCTGATGAGTATGAGGCTAGGATGAAAGCCGAGAAGGAAGTTAGATTAGCTTTGGAGGCTAAGGAAAAGATTGAGAAAGAGAAGAGGATGGTTCAAGCTGAATTAAATACAGCTATAGATACTATAAAGGAGAATGAACCGGTAATTGACATGTTTAAAAGGTCTATTCCAAGAGAGGGTGTCCTTATCCGTGAATCATCAAAGTATTTTGAGCAATTTGGCTATTATATCGGGATTAAGAACATGTATCCGTTATTACAGGAATTAAAATATGTTTTTAGGAATGAGAGAGGCAGGATAGAAGCATATCAGTCCGCTCGTAATTATGGATTAGTTACATATGGATCTGATCCCGGTGATGAATATTGGGAGGCTAAGGCCGTGACTGTTATGATAACATTAAAGGGATTTGTTAAACTGGAAGAATTGTCAAGAAAGAAAAGGAGCGTTTTTGAGAAATATGGTCGGTTCACGATATGATGCAGATCAGTGAGTGGCAATTAATTGCCCCTCACTGCAATCATTCCGATAAAGGCAAGGCTATTAGAGCGCTTACTGGTGATAATAGGTTCATTAAAGATATTGATTATAAAGTTTTTACCCAAAATGGTAAAAACCCTACTGAGGGAAGATCAACAATTGTATATATGATAACTGTATTTTGCATGGAATGTTTGATAACAAGGAAAGAAAGATGAGTATAAATAAATAGTTATACTATTGATGCTTAATGTAATCCAAAAATGGATTTACATAATAATAGAAGGATAGGAGATCATCACCCTATCCTTCTTATTTTCGTTATCAGTCTTTATATTTATCCACAAAATCATCCACATCCATATACTCACACCCGAAGTTTTCCGCCGTCTTCTTATCGGAGTCGGAGAACTGTCCTTCTTTCCCGGAAGCATCCCCAATCATCAAGATAGTATCGTATACGATCTTTTCTTCCTCATCTTCATCGTTATTCATGTATTCGATGAAATCCATATACTCTTTTATCATCCCTATATTTGGTTTCCTATTGATGTTGCGTTTATTATTGCTTTCGCAGTAATAAGCACTTACGGATACATCTGTATAATCTTCCAAGGCATTTGATATGTAATCGAATTTATATTCAAACATCTCTTTGTCCACGAAGCCTTTTTCTATACCTCCCTGATTTGATATGATTAGGATGTCATCAGGAGCGTAATTTTTGATAGCCTCAAACACGTCGAGTTTTATTTTCATATCCCATATACCTTTAGGGAATGTATCCCCTGACACTGTCTCAATCAGTGTCCCGTCTAAATCTGTTATTAACAATTTACACTTTTTCATGATTCAAAATTTAAATGATATGTGATTATTTAGCCATTTTATCAAGGCGAATATTAAAAGAGAGCGTAGTAGGAGGAGACTTTGGCAACTCATTGCCAATTCTTACCATCTCATCGTGTTCCTCTTTCGTTAAGAAAGGTTTATCTATTAAATAAGCTAACCTTTCTTCCAGTTCTTTTTGTTTCTTATTACTTTTCATAAATATAATTTATTATATAATTACCCATCATTAAATTACAGATCCATCTTTTGTAACTATAGGAGTTCCGGCTGGTAATATCCTGAAATTAACACCAACTATTATAAAACTTCCTTCTGGATCAGGATCTTTATATATTAAATATTCTTTTCCATGGAAGCATGTACGTTTAGGATCATTTAAGAACTCATCGAATTGAGCTAACTCATCATCCTTTAATCTAAACTCTTGTTGATAATCTTTTGCTGTCTTCATATTTATGGTTTTACGATCCTTAGACGATGAGGTTCTGCTTATTCCACAAATTTTCCTCATCTTCTGATTTGACAATTTTTATTCCATCAATGAATGATTTAAGAGATATAGGGTCATCCTCCCACGTCAGGTGCCTACCTGCTAACTTATAGATTGTACCTCTTGGAAGTACTATCGCCGAATTGTGATCCTCGACAGAGAAATATTCCTCGTCATGAGCTGATCTCTCGTCCGTCCATATCTCTCCTTGCCGAGCGGGGGCGTTGTCAAGAATAACCTCGTCACCGTTTTTATTCACGGCTAAAAATATTATTGTCTGTTCCCCTATTTCCATAAATTATAATTTGTTTACCAATCTCCCCCATCATTACCTATTCCTGAGATTGTAGTTATAATATTATCTGGATTTGTGCCTGCGTTAGGAAGCATCTCAGGTATAGGGTTATCTTCCCTATCACCATGCATCATGACGGTAAGAACCCCACTAGCGGAATACAACCAGAGACGTTTGCCATCCTTCTCCCATTTCTTCGCTAATCTATTTAATGATTCAATCAGCTTACATTCTTCCGGGGTACATTCGATCCCTGCGTCAGTAAAATATTTTACTCTCATATTATTGATTTGTTTAATTTACGAGCTTCTGATAAGGCTCGTGTTAGTATATCTTTTTCCCTTATAATCTCCTTATATCTTTTGATATTCATTTTTATTGTCTTCATAATAAGTTCTTTTGTCTTAATAGCACCAACATCTTATTCCAATCCACATATCCTTTATCCGTAAGTGGAGTGCCAATATTCCTGTCATCTATATAATAATCACAATCCAATTTTGGTGATGATGATACTGGCTCAGGATTGTAGTTTACCGAATACAGATTGATATGATTATCTCTAAACCAGTCCACGGCATCCTGTAGATATTTACCATCTCTTACCGTATATAATATCAGAAGATTCTTATCAGCCAATTCTCTCAATACTTTAGCGGCTCCGATATTGTCTCCTACGTAAGGGTATAAGTCTGTCACGCATGTCCCATCGAAATCTATTCCTATTATTTTTTTCATATCACCTCTTATGATAAATACTCCTCTATTTTCTTAGCCATATCAATAAGCATCTCACATCTAAGGTCGTTAAGATCCTTACAAAACCTCATGTCTTCCTCATGCTTTTCCTCCGGCGATCTGTTATCACTTACGCTGTAGCATGGTGATGAGTGTATCGGTATGGGCTTCATGGCATCTATGGCTAATTTGATAGCCTTTTCTTTGATATCGCTCATACTATTTTCTTTTTGTTCCCAGATCATGCCGCTATGAAGGCAATTAGGATCATCAGCATGATCTATTAAACAAATCCCTTTGTCGTAAAAACAACATCCCGTACAACTCTCTTCTTCTATTTCAGGGATAGCTATGTATTCTTTCCCTTTATATATTTTAACTTCTCCTTTTCTTATCTTATTCATCTTATTAGATTTTTATATCCTACATGTTTCAACTGCTCTTCGGTAGCTTTCTCCTTCGGGAACTTCCCGTGCCATTTACCGGGCACCACGACATCACGTCCGTCTGGGCTGGTAGCCAGCCTCCCGCATTCGCTGCACAGCCCCATGCCCTTATACGGCTGTAGTTCCTTGGCATACTCGAATTTGTCCACCATATACTCGTTTGTCAACATCCAGTAACTAGACGTAGCGGTATTATCGATACAGCCGCATTTAGCACATACAAATAAGCTCATATTTTAGTATCGTTAAATGTCGTTATCCTTATCGTCGTCAACCCTCTCTACCTTGATCGTTCCCATATCACCTGAAGGCAACGTGATATTACTATACACGTTATTCCAGTTCTCGTCAATGGCCAACTGATGTAATATCGACCTATATATCTGGTAGGTGTTACCGATAAGTCTCTTCCTATTTATCTTATCCTTACTACCCCCATCATATCCTATATGCTCATAATCCCCAAGATCAGGGAACAGTCTTCTTCTTATCGCTCGTGAGTTATTGACTATAAAGCTTCTTATCCCCAGCGTTTCCGCTCCATCCATATCATTTATCAACGTATCTGTCGTATGTTGTAGGTCCATGTCGCCAGCGGCGAATTTACTGATGTCTTCCACGCATTGGGATATCAGCATTAGCTGCTCCCTTGTCAACGTTATTTTATAAAGTTGTTTATTATCCATGATTATCTGATATTAATTTTTCTTTTATATGTTTAGATATATCAATTATCTCATCTTTTATATTGCAGTCATCTTTTAATAATGAACCAAATATACATGATATGGCACCCTTTAGGCCTAGCGCTATCCCTATCTCCAATATTTTTTTATCGGTATTAGAGATTTCTATAGGTTCATATAATATTGATGATATGTTGTTAACGACGCATATTATATCATCTTCATTCATTGATGTAGATTTATCGACAATAGCTATAAAATCTTTTATAACCATAATATAAGCTATTTTTATCTCTTTTATCGTATCATTGCTTAGATGCTTATCCTTTATATGTCTTTCAACATACCGGTTTGCTAAATTTTCTATTTTGTTTGATCTGTTCATTTGCATAATATTTCATTTTTTTTATAGCCGTAAATATGTATTCTTTGTTACAATCCCAACATTTTATCAATTTTTTCGATCCACACTTTCCATCTTTGTA